TCTTCTTGTACGACGGCGGCACGGTTCGCCCGCTGCCGTGCGATGTCGGTTCCTACGTGTTCGATGACGTTGATCCGCAGGTCGGCTCGCTGTGGACGCATGGCTCTGAGAACAACATCTTCCCAGAAGCTTGGTTCTGGTATCCGTCTCAGGGTTCAACTGTTCCAAACAAGTGCGTCTATTACAACTATGCCGAGGGCTGGTGGGGCATCACCGACACCATGACCCGCACGGCTGCGTGCGGTTCTGGCGTGTTCCAGTATCCGCTGGCGGCTGATGAGGTGAACGACATTTATCAGCAGGAGAACGGCTGGACGGCAGCAGGCACGCCGATCACCACTGGCAGATTTGCTGAGACTGGTTCGCTGAACATCCAGAACGGCAATTCCATTTCGCACGTCAGGCAGGCGATCACTGACAGCGGCTATGGCTACGACAGCACGCAGCTCACGTTCTTCTCGTCCTTCACGCCTGAAGCGGCTGAGACGACAAGCGGCCCGTACAACCCGCGTCCGTCTGGCTACACCGATATGCGTGTCACGGGTCGAGACTTCCGCGTGAAGATCGCTGCGACCGAGGACGGCGAATGGTCCATCGGTGAGATGCGTCTGGAGATGATTGGTGGAGGCGGCAGATGATTATCAACCTGCCAACTCCTCCCGGTGGCTACGACCGCGAGTATTTCCGGTTCGCCTTCTCGCTGCTGGAACGTGTCCTCAGCCAGAGCATCGGCAGACTGGAAGCCGTTGATGGCGTTCTCCTTCAGGCTCCAGATGGCGGCGTCTGGAAGGTGACGGTTGATAACTCGGGCAACCTTGTGACGACATCTGTGCCGCTGGGACAGCAGGGAGCGCCGCCGTATTGATCGACAGGGAACACATGATCGCTCGGCTGGAGGCGGCGCTGGAACACGGCGGCGGCACGTATGCCTTGCATGACATCGTGGCCGGGTTAGAAGAAGGCAGGTTCCAGCTGTTCTGGAACGATGGTGGGCTGGCGGTCACGGAGATCATCCAGTGTCCGCAGAAGAGGTATCTGAACATCTTTCTGGCTGCCGGTGAAATGGCTGCCGTGCTAAAGTTGCACAAGAAGGTCGAGAAGTTTGCACGCAAAAACGGGTGCAACTTCATGCAGGCGATGGCTCGAAAGGGCTGGGAAAAGTTCAACCCGGAGTATGGGTGGCGATCCACCCACACCGTATATCAGAGGGAACTAACATGAGCGGTGGCGGTGGAACCCAGACGGTCGTGAACAAGACCGAAATCCCGCAGTGGGTGCAGGAAGCAGGTCAGCGCAATCTTGCGGCGGCCTATGACGTTTCTGGCGCACTTCAGGGTCCATATGAAGGGCAGCGCGTGGCTGCCATGACGCCCGGGCAGATCAGCACCATCGGCTCCATCGCCAACAACTATGCGATGGCGCAGCCGGCTTTTGCCTATGCGCAGCAGATGGCCGCGCAGGCTGGCGGCTATCAGCCGACGCAGGTGCAGGCTGGTCAACTTAGTCAGGCTGACCTGTCTCCGTACATGAACCCTTACACGCAGAACGTGTTGCAGACCTCGCTGGACACCCTCAACCAGCAGCGGCTGATGGGCCTCAATCAGGCGTCAGACGCCGCCATCAAGGCCCGGGCGTTCGGTGGCTCTCGTCAGGCTATTCAGGAAGCCGTGGTCAACGCGGCTGCCCAGCAGCAGGCTGGTCAGCTGGCGGCGAACCTGATGGCCCAGAACTTCGCGCAGGCGCAGCAGGCAGCGCAGGGTGACATCGCCCGCCAGATGGAGGCTGCCCGTCTCAATCAGGCGGCTGGGATCACCGGGGCGCAGCTGGGGCTCACGGGAGCCCAGACGCTCGGTGGCCTTGCTGGTGCTGGACAGGAATCCTTCCTCACTGGCGCCACGGGTGCGCTGGCTGCCCAGTCTGCCATCCAGCAGCAGCAGCAGGCGGAACTCGATGCCGCGCGTCAGGCGTACACCGAGCAGCAGCAGTTCCCGCTTCAGCAGTTGCAGATACCGTTGCAGGCTCTCGGCGTCACCCCGTACGGCCAGACGAACACGCAGACCGGCCCCGGGCCGTCTGGTTCTGGCCTGATGACAGGGCTTGGCGCTGCGGCCTCCGCTGCCTCGATCCTCGCGTCACTGGCTGCCCTGTGATCGACACGGCAATCCAGTTTTCAGGCGGCAAGGACAGCCTTGCCTGCCTGTACCTGTACCGTGAGCGCTGGGATACCACTTATGTGGTATGGCTCGACACCGGGGCGGCGTATCCAGAGATGGTCGAGTACATGGAAAAGTGGAAGCAGCGGTTGCCTCACTTCATCCATGTGAAATCGGACCAACCTAGCAACGTGCGTGAGCGTGGCTGGCCCGTTGACGTGCTACCGGTTGAAAACACGCTGATCGGGAAACTGATCACCGGGAACGAAGGTCCGCTGATGCAGTCGCATCTGGACTGCTGTGCGGCGAACATCTGGGTGCCTCTGTATAACGCCTGCCGAGGGCTAGGCATCCGCTATCTGGTTAAAGGCCAGCGCGGCAACGACCGCCGCAAGTCAACGTCGGTGCATGGGCAGGTCGTTGACGGCATCCAGTACCTGATGCCGATCCAAGATTGGACCGAGGAGCAGGTATTCCAGTACCTCAAGGATGTCGGCGCTGAACTTCCGCCCGGGTATGCTGAGGGCGAGAAAACTGGCCGCGACTGCTGGAACTGCACGGCATATCTGGATGACAATCGCAAACGGATATACAATCTGCCTGAGCAAAAACGCGCAGAAATGCTGCGGCGGCTGGCGATTATAGACAGCGAAATCGAAAAGCAGTGGATCAAGGTATGACCTACGAGGAACTGCTCAGGCGCATATCGCAGCTGGAAAGCAGCGGAAATCCGATGGCGCAATCGAAGACCACGTCTGCTGGTGGCCTGTATGGCTTCACCAGCGGGACGCTGGCTGGCGTTCTGAAGCGCATGGACCCTGAAACGTATGGCGGCCAATCGACGGCTGACCTCGCGAAACTAAAGTTTGACCCGAACATCTCTGCGGCTGCTGCCAAGTATCATCTCCAGAACGACATCGTGCCTGCATTGCAGAAGGCTGACATTCCGATCAGCGGCGCGACCGCCTATTCTGGCTGGTTCCTTGGTCCGCAGGGTGCGGTGAAGGCATATCAGGCCGATCCTTCAACGAAGATTGCTGACCTGTTCCCTGATTACATCAAGCCGAACGCTGCGATGAAGTTCGAGGGCAAGCCGTTTGCCGAATGGGATGTCGGCACGTATCAGCGCTGGGCGGCCACCAAGGCTGGAATGGCTCCCACTGATGCTGGCTCCGTGTATGCGGCCAAGACGCCACCCGCAGAAGGTCAGACGATGGCTGACTTCGGCCAAAGTCTGCTCGGCGGCATGACTGGCGGACTGTTGGGGAAATCAGCAGTTCCGTCTAGTATGGGCATCGACACTCGCAAGTTTGCTGCGTCTGCGGAACCCGGGTTCTCTGGTGAGGCTGGCAAGCAGGTGCAGGCTGCTGCGACTGACTACGGGTTCAAGGATTACGCGCCTTCGATGGGTTCGCAAGCAACGCAGATCGCTGGACTTGCTGGCCTCGGAAACGCGCTGATTGCTGCCGGTCAGCCGAGGCAGACGTGGACACCGCAGGCCCCGGCGCCTGTAAACCGAGGCCGCTGGCGAGACGACATCTTCGCTGGCCTGTTGGGGTTGTAAGATGGCTATCAGAGACGAAATCGCTGCGCTCTACCAGAGCATCCTGAAGCGACCGGCTGACGAGGCTGGCCTGAACTATTTCACCAACGCCGTCACGTCTGGCGCTGGTACGCTGGCGGATGTCGCGCGTGATATGCGTTCTTCTGCTGAAGCGCAGGGTCTTCTTGGAACCACGACGCCTGTCACCCCTGTGACCACGACGCCTGCGACGACTGGCCTGCTTCAGACCCCGGTCGCACCTGCCGGCATGTCAGCAGACGCCGCCCGCAGCTACGTCAGCGGCCTCTACACGAACGACCTGAAGCGGCAGGCTGATGCGGCTGGCCTTGATTACTGGGCGAACCTGCTGACCTCTGGCCGCGCAACGCCTGCTGAAGTGCGTGCTGGCATCATGGGATCGCCTGAAGCGCAGGGCGTACAGGCTGGCGTGCGGCAGGTTCCGTTTGGTTCGCAGGCTGTCGGCGGCAACGTCTATCAGGTGTCTCAGATGCCTTCGATGGCGCAGATGCCGTCGATCCAGAACGCCTTCCAGCAGGCTTTGCAGTATCAGGCCGCGCTGCCGTATATGATCCCGCAGTTCAACCCGGCTGAAATCCCGCCGACGTATCAGCAGATCGCTGGTCCTCGTCAGCGTCTCGACATCTCCAATATCCAGATGCCTCAATGGTTAATTGATGCGGCCAAGAAGGATGAGGCGCGCATGGATGCGGCTGCTGAAGGTGAGGCAAAGGCTGTTACGCCTGCCGAGCGTGTCAGCAGCGTGACGCCAGTGACGCCCGGTGCGGCCACGACGCCTGCAACTGCTGGCATCCCTGACTGGATCGTCAACACGTATGTCAATGCGCTCGGTCGTGCGCCAGAGGCCGCTGGTGCTGCTTACTGGAACGCACAAGCGCAGGCAGGCGTCCCTGTCGCCGATCTGATCGCGACGATCCAAGGTTCCCCAGAAGCCCAAGCGTATCGTGGCGGCGGGCTTCTGGGCAAATAGCAGCACCTGCTGCAAGATGAGGAGAGAAGCATGTTTATCGTGAACGCAGATAACTCGGTCGCCAATCCTCCGGTCTGGCTGGCCGACATCTACAAGGCAAAACTGGGCCGCGCCGTTGACATCGAGGGCGCTGCCTACTGGCTCGGCGTGCATCACGGCGGGCAGACCATCAGCGCCATCGAGGCTGGCATCGCAGACAGCGACGAGGGCCGCGCCTACGCACTGGCGAACAAGAAGGACTGAAGACATGGCTGACGGTGACTTCCTTGGCGGACTGTTCGGCGGCGTAAAGGATGCCGGTTCCGCTCTCTATGGACTGCTGGGTGGTCCTACTGGAACGCCGTCAGCCGGTTCTCCGACCGACATCATGCAGCAGCTGTCCCCCGAGGAGCAGCGCCGCCTGACTGCCTCGACGCTGGGGCAGATCGGTGCGACGCTGCTTGCGGCAGGCCAGAAGCAGATGCCTGCACAGCGCGCCCAGATACTCGCGCAGCTGGGCAACGTCGGCCCGAACATCGACGCGCAGATACAGCGTGCGGTTGCTGTCCGTAACCAGCAGGAGCAGCTGCGTCGGCAGAACGAGCTGTTCCCGTTGCAGAGGCAGCAGTTGCAGGGTCAGCTGACGCAGCAGTCGCTCCAGCAGCAGATGCTTGAGCGTCAACTTGAACAGGCGCGTCAGCAGGCTGAGTACCGCAAGCAACTGATGGAGCAGATGGGTGGTGCTGGGCCTGCTCCTGCTGGCGCGCCGAGCTCTGGTGTCCCGGGTGCAGGTGCGCCGCAGACGACGACCGTTCCTTCGTCCGCAGCTGCTGACCAGAACATCCCTGCACAGCCGATGCCTGCTCCGGCGGCTGCTCCGGCTGCTGCACAGCCTTCAACGGCCTCTGTGTTGTCGTCACTTCCTGCTGAATACCTGCGCAATCGGCTGTCCGATCCGAATGTCACTATCTCAGACATCTACAAGGAGGCGCTGGCCGCCCAACAGGGCGCTGAGAAGACGCAGTTCGAGCGTGCAGACAAACTGCGTGATGAGTTCAGCAAGGTTGCGTTGCCGTTCAACGACCGGCAGACCGCGTTTATGACGATGCGCGACCTCGCCCAGAATAAGGCTGGTGCGAGCGACATGGCTCTCGTTCTGTCGATCATGAAGGTTTACGATCCCATCTCAACTGTGACGGGTGGAGAAGCAGCCAACGCGCAGAACGCTGCTGGCGTTCCTGAACTTGTAAGAAGTTATTACAACAGATTGGTTGGCGGCGGAACTCTTAGTGACACGGCAAGAGCGCAACTAGTGCGTGCTGCTGAGACGCGGTTCGAGCAGGAAATGGACAAGTTTGAAAAGGACTTGGGCCGCTACTCCTCGCTGGCGACCCGGGCGAAGGTTGATCCGAAGGACGTTGTGGAGGACTTCCGCAACCCTGAACTGGCTGCAATTCGCACGCGCAAACGTGATCTTGAGACGGCATCCAAGACCATTGGTGCAAGTGAAATTATGGGTCTTGATGCAGATACGTTGCAGCTGCTCAATCCGAACCTGATGAGCAAAGCAGCAAAGGATGCGTATTCTGCACGTCTGCAACAGTTGCAACCGGGGCTTGCTCCTCCTGTCGCGCCGACTGCTGCTCCTGCTGCTGGATATGGTCTTGGTCAAAGCCCGCTCGGTGCGGCGATGCGCCAGTATCCACGCGGCCTGCTGCGTGAAGAAGAACTTCCTGCACCCCGTTTCTGAGGTTTACTATGGCAGAGCAAAGCGCACTCGACATCCTAAAGAAGTATCGCGCGCCTGCGGGGGAAGCCGTGGAACCGCGCGATCAGGCCGCCATGCTTGCCCAGATGCGGACACAGGCAGGGCTGCCCGAGCAGTCGTCGTTCATCGGAGACGTGCTAGGTCGTCAGTTCCTCGGCCAAGGCGTCCTGATGGGCTCGGGTGACGAGGCAGAAGCTGCTGCGCGGTCGATTGCCCGTGGCACTCGCTACGATGACGAACTGGCCTATGTGCGCCAGAAGAACGCCATCACCCGGGCCGAGCGTCCTATGTGGTCCACGGCTGCCGAGATCGCTGGCGGCGTGGTTCCTGCCATCGGTGCGACTGTTCTTAGCGGTGGCGCTGCTGCTCCTGTAGCTGCTGCACGCACTGCCGGTCTGGCCGGTCAAATCGGTCGCATGGCTGGCACGGGTGCCGCTGTTGGAGGTGTTCAGGGTGGTGTCGAAGGCTTCCTGAAGGGCGAGGGCGGCGCTGCTGCACGGCTCGACAAGGCTGCCGAGGAGGCCGTGACCGGCATGGCGCTTGGTGGCGCTGTTGGCGCTGCCTTCCCGGCTGGCGCTGCTGCCTATCGCGCGGTGACGAGGCCGCCTGAGCAGCTGGCGGCGGGCGTGTTGCAGCGTTCGCTACAGCAGGAGGGCATGACGGTTGATGACCTGCTGCGGGCGTACCAGCAGCGGCAGGCGACTGGCGTGAAGCCGGAACTGCCGTCCGAAGTCCTACCTCCGGGTAGCGCGCTGGAGGCACAGGCTCGCCTTGTTGCCCAGACGCCCGGGGCGCAGAGGGCTGGCGTCGGGCAGCAGCTGCAAGAGCGTGCTGCCGGTCAGACGCAGCGGCTGGAGGAGGAGTTCACCCGCGCCATCGGGCAGCAGAAGAATATCTTCGCTTCACTCGATGAGCTTGCTGCCACTCGTGCAGAGATCGCAAAGCCGCTCTATGCCAAGGTCGATCCGATTGTCGCGCGATCCGATGAATTGGATGCGCTCATCAAAAAGGTTCCGAACAGCGTGTTCTCTGAGCTTGAGACTGTTGCCGACATCCGTGGCATCACCCCGGCAACGATTATCAAGCGCAACGAGAAGAACGCGAAAGAGATCGCCCGCGACTACACGTTCGCCGAGGTGGACAGCATTCAGAAGGCGCTCGATGACGCGGCTTCTGCGGCATACCGGGCTGGCAAGGGCAACCTTGGTGGCGATCTGAAGTCTCTGCGTGATGCCATACTGGCTGCTGCTGAGAAGCAAAATGCTGACTACAAGCAAGCCCGCGCTATATGGTCTGACACCCGGGCTGCCGAGCGTCAGATGATGGAGGGCCAGAAGGTCTTCAAGACGCGGCCAGAGCTGATCGAGAAGTCGGTGAAAGATATGTCGCCGTCCGACAAGGACGCATATCTGGTCGGTGTCTTCGATGCCTTCTCTGGCGTTCTGAACGGTCGAGTGACGGGCGAGGATGTCACGCGAGCCTTCCGCACAGGCCGCGCCAAGCAGCAGATGGAAGCGGCCATCAAGGCTGCATGGAATGATCCCGCTGAGGCCAAGAGGATCACCGACACCCTGTTCGCCAACATCGAGCGGGAAGCCCGGATGGCGTCGTCCAAGAACAAGCTGCTGGGCGGCTCTCAGACCGCGCAGACGCTGTTGCAGCAAGAAAGCAACCTTGCCGCCATGAGCCCGCTGGCGTCGATGGCGCAAGAGATGGCTGCTGGCGGCCCCACTATCGGCATGATTGGCCGAGCAGTTCAGGGAGCCGCGCAGGCGGTCCAGAAGGGCATCACGCCTGCACGGCAGGAGGCGGCGAACGAGCAGCTGCGGAAGGTTCTGTTCGCCCGCTCCGAGGCCGACCTGCGCCGCGAGTTGGAGGCGATGCAGGCCATGCTGGCCGCGCGGCAATACACGGCTCCCACTGGAGCCCGGGCGCTGGTTCCCGGCTTGCTTGGTGGCGCGCTGAACCAGTAACCTGTCAAAACTTTGACAGCGTTAACCATAGCAACATGCAGCCTGCGGAAATTATCCACAGGCTGCATTTTTTTGTTTGCATCTCCCGTCAGACCGTCTATAATTTTTTTCATGGACAGGCGCTGATTTGCCTGACCGGCAACGATGGAGACGAAGATGATCGAACTGACCCCTCACACTGCCTCGCACGCCAACCAGCTCGGCTATAGCGATGCCGAGCCTTTTGAGATTGTCCGTGTCATCAGCGACAAAACAATCGAGGTTCGCGCCATGAATGCAGAACGCGATCCTTCTTGGAAGCCAGAGTTCGTCCCCGGAGGGTTTTCTGCCTACTGCATCAATCAGGACGAGCAGCGCTGGATCATCACCCCTCGCCCGGATGCCCCGGTCGTCCGCATCCGCCTCGGGAAGAAGGGATGGCGCGACAAGCACGGCTCTCGCTACGTTTTGAGCAACCAGCCCTACAAGCACTACGATTACAACTTCTGAAGACAACGGGGGCTTCGGCCCCCACCTACACCCTGATGAGGAGACAACAATGATCCGCGAAGTCATCTATGAAATCCTGAACGCCTCGGCAGCCCTCAGCGTGCTGGCCTTTGTCCTGATCCTGTGTCTGGCGATGGCATGACCGACGCGCCATTCGTCATCGCATTAACGCTGTTTTTGTTTCTACCGGCGATCATTCTATTGGCCGCCGTGGTCGTGGGGGTTCGAGATGCTGACAAAAAATCCGATAGAACTGAAAGAAGAACACAAGGGGTTCTGGGTTCTGACCTATTTCGGCGAGGAGGTCGGGGTGATCGAGAAGCTGACCCGAAATAACAAGCGGACAGATGTTCCCGTCTGGCGGGTCTGCTCGGTGCATGGTGAGCTGGATTACTGCGGGTCGCTCGGGTCCGCCCGCAGCCGTTTGATGGAGATGCACCATTGAACGCGCACGACCTACTCCAACACTACAAGAACGTCCGTGGCCGCATCAGCAGCCAGCAAGCACCGAAGCCGGTTGTAATCCAGCCGCCTCCGCCACCCCCGCCGCCCGTGCAACCATACCAGAACAGAGAGCCTGATCGCCTGATCTTTAGGGACGAACGCAAGGCAGTCTCAATGGAGAACTTCCTGCGCTGGTTCCAAGCGAACAAGGATCGCTGCTGTGCGGAGATCAAGTTGCCGAAAGAAGCCCGCGCCATCGTTTCCAAGATCGTCAGGAAGCATGGGCTCACAATCGACGAAGCGTTCTGTTATTCACGCGTCCAGTTCCTGTCCGTATGCAGGCATGAGGTCTGGTTCGCTCTAATCTCGAACGGGTTCACCTACGCAGAAACTGGAAGAATGTTCAGCCGCGACCACACGAGCGTGCTGCACGGATCAATCAAGTGGAGAGAAACTAGTGGCAGACAGTATTCAGACTACATTACAGACCCGGCATCAGTCGCACGGAGACTTTCGCTACGTTTCAGCAATGTCCCAAAATCTAAAGCGCACGCTGAAGTCCTCGCGGTCGTTCGAAGACTTGGAGCAGTGGCAGCAGGAGTCTCTGGAGGCGATCTGCCTGAAGCTGGCAAGGATCATGTCGGGCAACAGTTTTGACCCGGATCACTGGCATGACATCGCTGGCTACGCATCACTCGTGGTCCGTGAGATCGAACGCAGAGAGATCGAGTACCAGCTGGAGCAGGGTGTACGCAAAGCAGCAGAAGAAGCCGCACGGCAACCGCCGAACATGGAAGAACTGATCAGGGAGATGCCAGATGAGCCGAGAGAATAACCAACTGGCGCAGTACGTCGCCCGGGTGGAAAAGCTGGAGGATGAGAAGGACGACCTGAAGTTGTCCATCTCTGACCTCTATACCGAGATCAAGGCGGCAGGTTATGACGCCAAGGTCGTCCGCAAGATCATCGCACTTCGGCGCAGGACGCCTGAGCAGCGGCAGGAAGAACAGGCGCTGATGGTCGTGTACATGGACGCACTTGGCATGGACGATCTGCCTTTGTGGAAGGCTATGGGGGGCAAAGATGGCGAACCTGACGCCTGAAGAAGCGCTGAACCAGCTGCGTGATGGCATCTATAGGGGCGAGACTGTTGTCACCTTCGACTACAACACAACCTTAGAGCTGTACAACACGTTCAAGGAGTTGAACTGGACGCACAAGCGCACGGTGGCCGAGTTGGATATGTGCAGAAAGGACAGGCTGCGCGACTACGAGGACAGGCGAAAGTCTGTTGACAGGTACTACAGCGTCCTGCGGCAGTATGCCTGCACCTGTCCAGAGCCATGCCCGGGTGAGACAAGGAACGCTGAATACTGCGGCTGGAACGCCCAGCAGGCAAATGGAGGATGAGATGACTGACGATCTTGTGGCGCGGCTGCGGCTTGCGGTGAACGAACTGTATGGAACGCACCCGTGCGGCCTAATGAACGAAGCTGCAGACCGCATTGAGAAGCTGGAAAAACAATTCGAAGAATTGCTAGTCCAGAATAACCGCTTGGAGGATTTCGTCACAAATGATTGCGTCCTACGAACAGAGGCCATGCTCCGCATGGAGAAGTTCAAGGA